GTCTTGGTGTTATCTTACTCCAATTTGTGTAACTATTACCTGTCATGCTATCGGCAATACTTAAAATTCCGCCTACGCCGTCCCACTCGTGCGTAATGCTATCTACAATAATTACTTCCATACCTGCCTTTTCGCAGATACCTATTGCTTCAACATACCTTTCGGGACTAAACGGGGCTTTTAACGTGAATACGTTGTAGGCTCCTAAATGCGAATACAAATCTGCACTTCCGTTTTCTGTGTCAATAATAGCCACTTTGGAATAATCTCCATGTGCTAAACCTTTACCGATTAACAACGCTGAATACGTCTTACCGCCACCGCTAACTGCGGATAAGCCTAATCGGATTTTTGCTTTTTTTCTACTTGCTTGTCTTAACATACTTTTGGTTTTTATGAATACTGATTTAAAATTTCTTTACGTTCCGTTTCTTCTTCAAATGTTAACTTTCCGAAGATAATTAACGACTGCTCAATTTCGGCTAATCTTCTTAATTTTGAAAGCATATATTTGCTTCGTTGGTTTGCTTCCCGAAGTCTGTTTTCGATTATTGAAATATGATCTTCAATTATTGATTTGTCAGAATATTCTAAACTGTACAATACTTCTTCAAAATCTTTTTCGTAATTGTCTTCGCTATTTGCGGGGTGCATTGGATTGCCTACTCCTAATACGTCGTGGTCGTAATTTGTCATGTCTTAATGTCTTTTGATTTATACTATAAAAATACAAAATCCAATTTTCTTACGCAAGAAATGTCTTGTTTTTTTCTTCTCTAAATTGTTGTTTTTTGTAATTTATAAGAGTTCCAAATAAGGTTCTTTCTGTGTAATTCATTTCTTGATAGCGTTTGTCGTTAATTACTAAACGTCCCTCTACTACTTTAAACTTAATTTTCATATTTCATGTGGTTGGTTATTACTCTTTTTACTAATTCATAAACGGCACTTTTACCGCCTATTTCCTCTACTTGCTTTGCGGAGAAAACAAAATGAAATCTGACGTTTTTTACTTCCGTTCTGTTTTCGAGAGGTTTTCTACCTGCGTTGGATTTTTTGCTTTCCATTACTTTTTGCTTTTTAAAAATGTTTCTAAATGGTTATGTAAATACTTCATGCTCAATAATTCAAACTCGTCATGAATAACTTCCGTCGCTATAAGCACTAATTCTTTGTAACTTAATTTGTTTAGGATTAATTCTGTGCAACGACTTTTGGAATAATGCCCTTGAAGTACTTGCCCGTACATATCCGTCATTAATTTAATCTTTTTGTCTTTCAGTTCGTCTTTAACGCTTTTGTCTACGTTAATAGCGTCCATGTAATTTTCTTTTGTGTGGTCGAATTTAAAGTCCATTTTTGTCTGTATTAAGGTTATTATAAATTTCTAATCGTTTGAGGAATTTTTGAAAAAAATACTCAATCTGTTGCATACTAAAAACGAATTTTTGCACGTCGTTTTCAAGTATTACTGTTATCATGCCGTATTTTATATCTACGCCGTTTTCAATTAATGCCTTAACATAGGCACTAATCTGCAAAACATAATCCCCAAGCCACTCCTCTTTTTTTGGTTTGGAAGATCCTTTAAAATCGTTAAGAATTAAAAATCCGTTCACGTCAAAGACTATGTCGTAACGTCCGTAATATTTATGCTTTTCAGATATTACAGATTTTTCTAACGAATGGCACTTGTACTGTTTTAAGTGGTATTCCAACGCTTTGTTTTCTATCGGGCGTCCAAGTTCGTAATAGTCTTTAACCTGCTTGTCGTATCCGTCTCCGCGAGACATTGCTTTTTGACGTATCTCTTGGGCTTCTTTTTCTCCAATGCTATCACGCCACTTTTTTAAGGCGTCTTGTCGTTCTTGCGGAACGGTCGCTTGAAGTATCTTTGTAACGCTTGGATAAAATTTACCTTCCATTTTTGGCTCTGTTACGTTTCAATAATTCAGCTCTTGTGATAGCCTCTAAATTTTCAATACTATCGTTTTTGTTGTCGCCGTCTTTATGGTATATCAAATAACCTTTTGGCAACTTCCCGTAGTGTTCTTCCCAAATCAATTTCGGACGCCTAACTCTTTCGTTTGCTCCTGTGTGGACGTAAGCACAATCGGTTTTAAACTTTTGTATTCCGCCTTTCCAACTTGGGTGATTTTCGCCTACAAATTGTCCTTTTTTAAATTCTGTTTCGGGACTTAAATGAATTCCTTTTTTGCCCTTATTCCAAGGCACCATTCCCAATAAAAACTTACCTAAATTTTTCATGATTTTCTATCTGTTTGATTAATGAATAAATACAATTCTTTCCAATGGATTAATCCTACCAATCCTACGCAAACTCCTATAACCCAAAAAAACTCTGTGTGCATGGCTATTGTCAATAACACTAATGATATACCTGTTTTCATACTATAAAATATTAGCTTCGTCTTTAAATGAATAATAACTATTTGAGGTCAATATCAAATGATCTAAAACGTTCACTTCAAGAAGTCCTAATGCGTCTTGAATTTTCTTTGTAATACTTTCGTCTTGTGGGCTTGGTTTCAAATTACCGCTTGGGTGGTTATGTGCTAAAATAACGCCCGAACATAAACTGTCTAAACAATACTTTGCTATAATCTTAATATCTACTACCGTCCCTGCAATACCGCCTTGACTTATTTTTGCGTACCCGACTGTCGTATTTGACCTGTCAACTAACAATATGAAAAAGCTTTCGTAAATCTCTATGTCGCTACCGTAATACTGACTAATCACTTGGTACGCATCTTTGCTTGACGTAATTTTCACTCTCGGAAAATCTGTCTGTGTTTTAGTTAATTGGAATAATGCTTGGTTGTTCATGATTTCTGTTTTTGATTAATAATTTGCTATGTGTTTTTTGCCTGTCGTAATGTCTACCCAAACGGTGTCTGCGTCTTGTTTTGAAATACGATTAATTCTTTCAATTTCTGCGTAACCTTTTTGGATTGCTTCTTCTTCGGTTTTGCCTAATTTCAATGCGAAATTTTTGGCTGAATTGAACATTACTTGTTCTATTCTTGTCATGTCTTCAAATGCTTTCATAATACTAAAATTGGATTTCTAATTCAAATTCTCTTAATCCCGACTGCGTCAATATATTTCTAACGTCTTCGGTCAATTCTAACATTTCGTCGTCAAATGCAAACTCGGGATTTAATACCCAACTATTTGACGCCGTTTGTTCAATACTTAAATCGAAAATGCTTTCTAATCTTGCGTCGCTCAAAATGTTTTGTGCTAAAACCGCTTCTCTTACTGATGTTTCTAAATGTATCATTTTGTTGTTTTTTTAATTTCTATACACAAATATAGCCACAATAATTTATATACGCAAGTAAATTGCAAAGTTTTTTTCTTGCGTATGCTAATTTATATTGATTTTAAATTATATTTAATTCTTGGATAAGCCAAAATACTTATGTAATTTTATATCAAGCATTTACAGATGCGTTTTATATTAATTAATACATTTTATATTATGAGTACAATTTACAAGTACCGTTCCCAAATCAAAGACGAGGATACGGTAGAATTTTATCAAACGACGTCAAACAATTTAGGCATCGTAACCAAGTCGGGATTGCAGACAATTTCGGTAGCACTTTCCGAAGATCAATTATTCGAGTTAATCGGAGCATTATTAAGAATACAGTCAAACGTCAAATCGGAGAAAAATGGCAAGTAATAAAAACAGTTTTTTATTATATACCGATTTAATAGACGTTGTAGAGAAACTTCCCGACGAAACCGCAGGAAAATTATTTAAGCACATATTAAGGTATGTAAACGATTTAGAGCCTGTTTCCGACGACTTAATTGTCGAATTGGTATTTGCACCCGTTAAACAGTCGTTATTGCGAGATTTGGCTAAATACAAGCGTATAGTTGAACGTAACCGAGCAAACGGATTAAAAGGCGGACGTCCGAAAACAGAAACCGACGTTATAGACGTATCCGAAAAAACCCACTCGGATATTTTGGGTACAGAAACAAACCCAAATAAAGCCGATAATGATAATGATATTGATAATGAAAAGAATATTAAAATCGCCCTTACGGTCGATTGGGACAGGTTTTTAGACAAATTCAATTCCATTACAGGCAAAAAAGCAAAGGTTGTAAACGACAAATGCAAAAGGCAGGTTCGTGCAAGGTTGTCGGAAGGATATACCAAAGCCGATTTTATTGAAGCAATCACAAATTGCTCAAAAGACAAATATCATATAGAAACGGGATTAAAGTACTTGACGTTGGAATTTATAACACGAGCCGACAAAATGGAGATGTTTACAACGATAAAGAAACCCGAAGCACAGAAATCAAAAAATCAAATAGGTAGGATATGACAATAGAAAAAAACGTCGAGAGAATGTTTTGGAGATTATCAAACGGGAATTTCACACCAAACCAAAACGACTTAAAGGCCATGACTGAAATAGTTGAATGGATTAATCGGGAAAAGGAAAAAACCGTAAAAGACAATTATATGTTTGCCAAGTTGTATTGCAATCAGTTTATTCAAGAAATTGAATTCTATAAAGACATAGATTTTGCACAGAGAAGTTTGCATGAATTACTTCAAAAGCCAATTATAGAACATTACGACAAATTTCACGAAAGACTAAATTTTGTGGAATTAATGAAGTATAGTAAATCAATAGGTTTAAGCGATAAGCACCCAGCATTTTTGACCGAAGACGAAAGAGAAAACGACAAACGTATTTTGAAAGAGCATGAAGCAAAATATATTCAGTACTCTAAAGGTATTTGGGAATACGACAAAGTGCAAAAATCACTTAACAATCAATTAACCGAAGCAATTAACAGATACAAGAATTTACCATGATAGAAATTCCACAAATAATATTAGACCAAGAGCAACCGCAATTAGACTTTGCGAAGTTGAAAAATGATTTATTCATAAACATAGAGGAAGAATTAGAACACCCGCCAATAGCATTAAGTATAGGAACTCACAAATATAAAGGCGGTACTTACCCGACGCAATTTGGAAGTTATGGAGATTTTAGTTGTATCGTTGGGGCGTCAAAATCCAAAAAGACATTTTTGAAATCGTTACTTATAGCGTCGTATATAGGCGGTAACGCTTACCGATACGCTCCAAACATTAAAGGCCATGATAACAAAGACAAATTAGTATTGGAGTTCGATACGGAACAGTCAAAATACCACTGCCAAAAAGTATTCCGACGTGTAGCCGAAATCGTAGGCAAAAATCCCGATTGTTACAAACCGTTTTCATTAAGGCAACTTTCGGTAAAAGAGAGGTTGCAGTTTATAGAATATATTTTTATGGAAAGCGAATACAGAAACGATATTGGTTTAGCGTCGATAGACGGGGTTGCCGATTTAGTAACTCACGTAAACGACGAAGAACAGTCGTACGCCGTAGCACAGAAATTGTTGGAATGGAGTAGTAAAACAAATAGCCACATTATTACAGTTTTGCATAGAAATTTCGCGAGTAACAAACCGACAGGACATTTAGGTAGTGCGGTTTTAAAGAAAGCAGAAACGGTTGTATTCATAGATAAAGACGACGATTTAGTACAAGCCGTTCCCGAATACACAAGGAATATAGCGTTTGACGATTTTAAGTACGGGGTAGACCAAGATTGGTTGCCGTTCGTTGTTACAGACGAAATAAATATAAAGGATTATACCGTACCGAAAACGCAACAAGAAAACGACGAAGCACCATTTTAAAATATAGATCATGATAAAGAATTTTGAAAGCATAACAGAGGAATTGACAGAATTAGAATTAAGTATAATTCCGTATTTGATTAATGGATTAAAAACCAAAACTAAAAACAACCCAATTAAAGCACCCGACATAGTGAGTGCTATGAACGTGTTTTTTTCGCATAAAGAAATAGATATAAAAATGACAGAGCCAAGACTTCGGAAGTGTGTAAACCATATTAGGACAAATGGATTAATGCCTTTAATAGCGACGTCAAAAGGGTATTACGTAAGCAACGACAGAGAAGAAATATTAGGGCAAATAGAAAGCCTAAAACAGAGAGCGAATAGCATGTTAAACGGAGCAAACGGACTTAAAAAGTATTTGAATGAAAATCAAAATTAGAACGGACGTTTACAACGGTAAGTTTAGAAATAATATCAATAGAATTATCCAAATAGTAAAATCTTACGAGGGTAAAGAAATTGAATTGACTTTCGCACCCGTTACCAAAAAGCGTTCTGTACAACAAAACAGTTATTATTGGGGTGTAGTAATTCCTATCATGCAAAACACAATGCTTGACATAGGCAACGTAATGGATTTTGAAGACGTACATTTGCTATTGAGAGCGAAATTTTTGAGAGAGATTTTAGCCGTAGACGAAAACACAGGGGAAGTATGTGAACGTGTGAAATCCACAACAGAATTATCTACAACCGAGTTTATGGATTATATTAACAAAGTAAGAATGTGGGCTATTGAATTTTTTGAGGTAGAGATACCCGAGCCAAACGAACAGATACTATTAAAATTTGAAGAATAATGACAAAGCAAGAACAAAGAGAATTAGTGTTATTCCTGTTTTTAGAGGGAAGCGATAAGGTACTAACAAACATTTCAAAAGAAACGGGCATCAACTTGCCGACAGTTTCTAAAATCATTTCAGAACATTACGAAAATAAAGGAATTCCTAAAAGGCAATTTATTGAGGAGAATGGAGAATTTTTTATGTTAATTGAAAGTAAAATGAATTATGATAGAGATTAAGAAAAAACCATGCAAAGGGATAGGTAAGGCAAAAAGCGTTACGGGTTGCGGAAAAGAAACTTACGCAAGAAAGTGGGGATTGTGTAGCGATTGCTTACACGACTTTTTATTTACTACCGACGCAGGAAAATTGGAATTTAGTAAAATATCTTTACAGGCCAAAAAAACTGTAATAGTAAAAGAGAAGAAAAAAGACCAAGAACTTCGTAAGAAATTGGACGGCGTAAAATCACTTAAAAAAGACCTTGAAAAAGAAGTAAACGCTATTGCGAGGTTAATTGATAGCGGTAGCGGTTGTATTAGTTGTGGCGGTCAAACAACACCTCAAGCAGGACACTATCACACAGTACAATCCAACGGGAGTTTAAGATACAACTTACACAATTTACACTTACAGGATTATAATTGCAACTGTGAAAAGAGCGGGAATATCCATGAATACGATTTAGGTCTTATGAATAGATACGGTCGGGAATATTGGGAGTATGTAAAATTCCAAATAGTCAAAGAATATCCTCTTGTCAAATTGACGGCAACCGAATACGAAGACGCTATACAAAAGGCACGTCAAATCAAAAAAGAATTACAGTCAAATCCAATGACTTACACAGCGACAAACAGGATATTTTTAAGAAACAAAATCAATAAAAGACTTGGAATTTACAAGGAATTCAATTATATTTAAAGGTATTTAAAAACGGTTTCAGCATGATAAAACGCAGGAAAAAAGCATACGTCGTACAACCCGACGGAAGCAAAATAGACATGAACGACAACCCACTTATAGCGGTTAAAGATTGCAAAGCAGGGAATATGCTTTACAAAGGATACGAAATCCCTCAACAAGCAAAATTGTTTACAGACAAATTTGGAGAAGAATGTTATCTCGCAGGCGTTCAAATTAAAGACGGCGTATGGTTAGCGACCGTTTGTTACTTCACAAGGGATAAAGACAGGTATTACACTAATTTGTACGACAAAATAGCACCTTATTTTGAATAGGTATAAATTAAATAAAACGATAAAAATAATTAAGTATTTACTTGCGTAACAAAATCGGTCTTTGTATATTTGAATATAGAAATTAAAAATCAATTAATCATGGCAAAAGTATCAAAAGACAAAATTACAATTAGAGTACAAAGGTTTGGAAATCTTATAGTAACGCAGTATATCCAAAACAAAAAGATAATTGAAACAGTAACCGAATACAGATAAAATTAGAAATCATGCAAGGAACAAGCGCAGTTAAAATTTTACAAAAAGTAGAAGTAACAATAGAACAGGTTAAAGCGTCTCCAAGACGTGAATACAACCCTTACGAATGGAATAGAAAAGTGGATAGATACGCAAGTTATCCCGAATGTAGATTTTATTACGACGAAGCCACAAAGGAATATTTTGCAATTTATGTGGCACAAGGCATAAGATTTATGCAGACAATAGAATATAGCAGTATGTTGTCAAGTAGTGGTTTGCAAGTCGGTTACGTCAATGAAGACACAATACAGTTCAATTTGTATAGCAACGGACATTCAATAGAGAAAACCGAGAGCAATAGACAGATAATGAAATCAGAAACAAATTTCTCCAAAAAGATATTTTTTTGGGGATAGTAAATAAACGGGGTAAGGTATCCGACAAAACCTTAAAATAGAAAATCAAAAGAAAAAAGTATCATGACAGATTTAGTAGAATTAGAAAAAGTAGAAAAAAGCCAAATGGAAAAGGCAGTAGATTGTTTAATTGAAACGCAGTTAGACGTAAACGATTTTTATTGTATTACGGTTAGAAAAAGCGGTGTCGATTTTCAAGGTAGTTATCAATCGGAAATAGCCAAAAAGTTATTGCAAAGTGATTTTATGCACAAAGTAAATTCACAAGGGTATTTGGAATTTAGTAATGGTTTCACAACAGTAACTTTAACGTAATGACAGCGTTTTTAATAATCATGAATTATAATGCAGGGAGCGTCGAATATACAGACGTTCCCAAAGGCATTAGTTCGGAAGAAGCCGAAAGCATAATTATAGATCATGGATACAATTTAGACGAAGTACATTACATGATTGCAGACAAATTAGAAATCACACAATTAGAAAAACTATGAGACCAACAACATTATTAGCGAGAATACCAAGCATAGAAAATATGACGTCTTCAAACGGTAACGACGTCCCTAATCAATTCATAATTAGAGGAGAGTATAACGGAGAGAATTATACCATATTTAAGTCTTACAATAGCATTATAGTTATGAAAGTAGGCAATAAGGTTTTTATTGACAAAGCATATTGGGATTATTCACGAACAACAGCAAAATATCGTAATCAGTTTTTAAGAGAAACGACAGCCGAAACAGAGTTAAATTTGAAATTAGGTAGATATAAATTTGCAGTATTGAATTAAATTATTAGTTTTGTTAAGAATTAACAATTTAAGACATGGGAATTTTTAAAGAAATAATCAAAAAGTCGGGCGTTTCACAAACCGAAATAGCAAAGCGTTTGGATTATACCGAAGCCAATTTGTCGTATTTAAAGAACAGAAATTCGGCGTTCATTAAAAAGGTTGAGGACGCAATGAAAGAATTGCAGATAGAAACTATTGAAGCCGTAGAGGGCGGTTTGGTTTTTTCAATTAAACTTCAAGAAAATGGCACCGACTAAACAAGGAGCGGATTTTATCCAAACCATACATGAAGAAAATAAAAAAGCAAAGCTTCAAGCCAAAACGGTTTTGAAACAAGCCAAAAAAGACGAGCGTATTAAAATTAAGAACGGTTACAGATACGTTCAGTTAAATAAAGATACGTGGGTTTTAAGAAAACAAGAGTAGCCGTTTTGCAAACGCAAGGCGGTTTTTCTTTGCCTATAATTTAAAAAAACAATAATTTACTATATTTGTATTCAAATTAAAACTATTTATATGAAAGCTCAATTAATCGAAATTAGCAAAATCAAAGAGAATGAAAATAATCCTCGTATAATTAGACACGAGAAATTTTTAAAATTGGTGCAATCCGTAAAGGACTTTCCCGAAATGCTTGAATTAAGACCTATTGTAGTCAATAAAGACATGATAATCATTGGTGGGAATATGCGCTACAATGCTTGTTTAGAAGCAGGAATTGAAAAGGTGCCTGTCGTTATAGCAAACCTTACTCCCGAACAGGAAAAAGAATTTATGATTAAGGACAATGTCTCGGGTGGAGAGTGGGATTATTCTGCTTTAAAAATAGATTGGGGAACTAATCCTTTGGACGAGTGGGGTGTGGATAATTGGAATGTTACGCCTACAAGTTTTGAGCCTAACCTTTTGCCAAACACAAACCATGAAGAAATTACGGCAGAGCAAATCGAAAAAACGAACGAGAAACTAAATGATAGATACTCGAATGTAGAACAAAATTTAAGAACAGTACTTTGTCCTCACTGTTTGGAAGAATTTGAAATAGAGAATAAGTAATGAATTACGATAAGTATTTAAAACTAAAAGAAATCGTTGCGGATTTTCACTGGCAAGAGGCTAAAACTATGCGAGACAAACCGCATAGCTATAATGTAAAAGCAAAAAACCAAAACAAAGAAGCCTTTGAATATTTGGCAAATGCTATAGACGAATACGGTAAGCCAAAAAAATTCTTTAGTACGACGTTTTACTATTTAGAAATAGACGAATATCAGTATTGGTCGTGCGACCCTAAAGGAAAGTGTGCTTTAATAAACAGAGCCTTAATCAAAGACCACAATTATAATTAAAGCGTTATGGAAATAGTAATACAAGCAGTAAGGAAAAGACAAAACAACGTGGATATTTTGACTAAAAAATTACCTAACGCAAAAGTTGTTTGGGACGAGAATTTAGAGGGCGGTTTCAAAACGTTTACTAAAATCTTAAAAATACCTTTCACAGGTTACAGACTACATTTGCAAGACGATGCTATGGTGCCTAACGATTTGGAATGCTATTTACATGAAGTAGAAACTATAATGCAAGACAACGATATTCACGTTATGAGTGTCTACGTTCCGCAAAGAAAATTCTTAAAAGAGCAATACGAAAAAGGCGTAAGGTTTTCAGAGTTCCCAAACTTTTTAACTATGGTGGCTTGTGTTTTTTCTAAAGAAGTAACAGACAAAATGATAGCGTATTTGGATATTGCCAAAGAAAATAAACATGATGATAGCTTTGTTCAAGAATTTCTATCAAAGCACAAAATGAAAGCATACGTTCACTATCCGTCTTTGGTACAGCATAGCATAGTATTGAAATCAGTAATGAAAAATCCAAACACAGATAAAAGACAAAGTTTCTGTTTTGACAAAAATTTTATATCTAACTACTTAAAAAATCAAGATCATGAATAAGGCTTACAACAAAGACATTATGGATTGGGACGAGTTCCCTCACTACGATATAGTATGGACAGACCCGCCTTGGGAAGAAAGAATGGTTAAATGGTTTCAAGGCAAATGTAAAAAAGAAACGGGGTTGGAAGTAAACCATACCATACGAGAAATTATAGGCCACTTGGCAAAATTAAGCAACCCGACAAAGCCTGTTGTAATAGAGTACGGAATTAAAGGGTACGACTTGGTAATAGAAATAATGGAAGCGTTCGGGCATAAACATATCTCGACAAATAAAAGAGTTTCTGCTATGTGTCCTGTTTATGTAGTAATGGTTTTCAATTCCGATTTAAAAATTCCCGAATTGAAAGACCCTTATTTGATAACAGAATTCTTTAAAGAAAACGACTTTAAAACGGCGTTTGACCCTTTCGCAGGTATAGGAGCGACGGCAAAGGCTGTTATGAAATCAGGAGCGTATTACATAGGTTCCGAATTAAACCCGAAAAGATACGAAAGACTTAAAAAGATTATAGATGAAAGTAATCAAAAAGGTTTCTAAAGAAGACGTAGAGGAACTTACTTTGGGAGCGTATAGACATAAATTGATTTTAAACGGCAATTACGACCTGTACGCTTTGTATCTAAATAACGTTCCTGTTTCTATTGGTGCTATTAAATATACGGGGATTAAAGCAACATTAACTTTTGCCTATACTCCTAAAGAACATCAAAAGAAAGGATACCATAAACTCTTAATGAATTACAGAATGAACGAATTGAAAACAAAAGGAATACAAAGAGTAGAGGTTACCTGCTTAAAAGCGTCTGTCGGAAACTATTTAAGAGAGGGAGCGAAAGTATTAAAACAATATAAACATGGAGGAGCGTTAGTGGTATATGAAAGTATTTAAAAAGACAACAGTATTAGAGGAAGCCAAACATAGAATAAACTATTTGTTTGACGAGTTCCCAAACGTAATAGTCGGATTTTCGGGCGGTAAGGATAGCACCGTTTGTTTGAATTTGACTTTGGAAGTGGCAAGAGAAAGAAATCGTTTGCCGTTAAAAGTAATGTGGATAGACCAAGAAGCAGAGTGGCAAGGTACCGCTGATTATTGCGAAGACGTATTTAATAATCCCGACATAGAACCTATGTGGTTTCAAATGCCTATGAAGTGGTTTAATAACGTGTCTTCGTACAATAGCTTTATAAATATTTGGGACGAGGAAAATCCTAACAAATGGATACGAGAGAAGTCTCCAATATCCATAAAAGAAAATAAGTACTTGGATTTTGGGTTTCACGAATTGTTTGAGAACATACTTAAACATCACTTTCCAAATCAAAAGACATGCTATATTGCAGGAGTTCGTGCGGAAGAAAGTCCTCGACGTAAATTGGCTATGACAAGAGATTTGACGTACAAAGACATTACTTGGGGGAAAAGGCTTTACGTTCAATACGACCATTACACTTTTTATCCTATTTATGACTGGTCGTACACAGACGTTTGGAAAGCAATACACGAGCATAATTGGGACTACAATAAAGTGTACGACGAAATGTATAGACATGGAGTATCCTTAAACGAAATGCGAATATCTAATTTGCACCATGAAACAGCAATCCAAAGTATGCTTATCGTACAGGAGATAGAACCTAAAACGTGGGAGAAAATATCTGCAAGGTACGACGGTGTGAATACATTAAAGCACTTACAAAGAGAGAGTTTTCAATGCCCGAAAGAACTTCCGTATATGTTTATAGATTGGGAAGAATATGCTTTGTATTTAATAGAAAATCTTATATTAGAGGAAAAATACAAAAAGTTAATGCACTCGAAAATTGAGCAGTTGACTTTGGTATATACCGACAAACAAATTAGAGAGGATTTTTTCAAGGTAATAATCAAAACAGTATTGAGTACAGATTGGGATTTGACTAAATTAAAGAATTGGACGGAAGGCAATAAAGACGCCTACATATACAGAGAGTATAAAAAGGGCAACGTCAAAGATTATATGCTAAACCCGACAAAGTATATTACAAACGAACAGAGAGAAGAACTTAAAAACAAAATCAACAATGGATAAGCAAACACTATTAGATCAATTAAAGCAGTCGATTGTAGGCAACGAAAACCCTATTGGCTATATAGAAGAAATCAAAGAATTGTTAAACGACAACAGTCCTTTGAAATCACAACCCGTAAACAGAATTAAGTGGGTGCCTATCGAACAGGTTAGTCCAAACGACTACAACCCTAATTCAGTAGCCAAAATCGAAATGGGCTTATTATATACCTCAATAAAGCACGACGGGTACACACAGCCTGTCGTTACCATTTGGGACGAGGAAATGCAAAAGTATGTGATTGTGGACGGCTTCCATAGATACTTTACGTGTTTGACAAATGCAGACATACGAGAACGTAATCATGGATACCTGCCAATAGTCGTAATCGAGAAAGACATAAACGATAGAATGGCTTCGACCGTTCGCCACAATAGAGCAAGAGGTAAGCACTCAATTACAGGAATGTCTAACATGGTATTTGAAATGTTACAGAACGGGTGGAAAGATGAAGAAATTTGCAACGAATTAGGTATGCAACCCGAAGAAGTTTTGAAGCTGAAACACATAACGGGATTTAGTAAACTGTTCCAAAGTGTTGAATACAAAAAAGCGTGGGAAGAAAGTAATCAATTACGATTGAGAAAAAAATACCTCGAAGAACAAAACGGCAACGATAAAGCGATTGAGAACGACAAACCCGACGGAAGACGTTACAAAGTATCTAAACAATAATATCATGGCGTACGACAAAGAAAAGATATACGAACAGGCGTTAGTCGCAATAGAGGAGAACAAACTATTCTTTATTGAGGACGTGGTTTCATATTTGCCCTGTGCAAAGGCTACATTTTACGAGTTCTTTCCAACAAAATCAGACGAATTGAACACTATAAAAGAAGCGTTAGAAAAAAACAAAACGGCAATTAAGGTTTCTATGAGAGCAAAATGGTATAAGTCGGACAACCCGTCTTTACAAATTGCTTTAATGAAAATGATAGCGACGGAAGACGAAGCACATAGATTAAACGGAAGTCGTTTTGTCGGGGACGTTACTTCGGGCGGAGAGCCTATTCAAACAGTCATGATTAACTTGGGAAGTGGAATTAATCCCGAACAAGACGAAGACGACGATGAAGTTACTGATTAAACAAGAACATGCTACGTTTTACCTAAAGGACAACGTTACCGAAGAAGTGCTGTACGGCGGTGCAGCGGGTGGAGGTAAGAGTGCTTTCGGTTGTATGTGGTTATTAGAACAAGCCATTAAATATCCAAATAGTCGTTGGCTAATGGGACGTTCAAAACTTCACACGTTAAAGGCAACTACGTTGAAGACATTTTTTGAGGTCGCTTCTCAAATTGGAGTAACAAAAGAGTATAGATACAACGGGGGGAATAACACGTTTTACTTTAAGAACGGAAGCGAAATCATATTAAAGGATTTATTCTTTTACCCGTCAGACCCTAATTTTGACAGTTTGGGTTCTCTCGAAATCACAGGTGCTTTTATTGACGAATGTAATCAGTTGACTTACAAGGCGTGGCAGATTGTGAAATCCCGTATCCGTTATAAGTTAAGAGACTATAACCTAATACCTAAAATGCTTGGGACGTGTAACCCTGCAAAGAATTGGACGTACAAAGAATTCTATCAGCCGTCCAAAACCAAATCCCTTTTACCTTACCGAAGATTTATACAGGCGTTGCCAACAGATAATCCTTTCCTGCACCCAAGTTATTTGCAGTCATTACTTCGTTTGGATAAGAACTCACGCGAGCGTTTATACTACGGGAATTGGGAATACGACGACGACCCTGCAACGTTAATAGATAACGACAGTATAACAGATTACTTCAACCCGTCAAATGTAAAGGCAGAGGGTATGAAGTATTTAACTATTGACGTGGCACGTAAGGGGAAAGATAAAACAGTATTTAGAGTGTGGCATGGTTGGCTTTGCACACACAGATACTCAATGGATAAGAGCCTTGTTACCGAAGTGGTTAAAAAAGCAAAGGATATTCAAATGAAACACAATATCGCTTCGTCGTTTACTATTGCAGATGAAGACGGTGTCGGTGGCGGTGTAGTTGACTTTTTACGTTGTAAGGGATTTGTCAATAATTCAAGTGCTTTAAATGGAGAGAATTACGACAACCTTAAAAGCCAATGCTCAATTAAAATGGCTACCAAGATCGTGCGACGTGAATGCGGAGAAATTATAGCGGAAGAACACGTCAAGGATATTACAGCCGAAGAAATGGAACAGGTCAAAATAAAAGATATTGACAAAGACGGTAGGCTTGGTGTGGTTTCAAAGGATAAAGTTAAAGAGAATATTGGACGTTCGCCCGATGAGTGGGATAGTATCATGATGAGAATGTACTTCGATATTCAAAAAAGTTACGAAACAAGGATTACTATTTAAAAAAATTACTACCTTTGGACTATGGAGAGTATCACAATTTTACAGTACGCAAAACTCACAGACACAACTGTTTACGATGCGGTGTTACCGTTCTTAAAGCCAAAGAATAAAATGCTTGACGGTAAGATTGACTTCAATATTTTAACGTATTCAGAGGTAAGAAAATGCCTTGAATTAATGAAGAAAATGGATACGTGGGATAAGCAAAAAGACCTGTTTGAATTGGCTTACGGAATAAAAACCGACGACAAAAAGAAAACAAAGACGTTTTGGGACTGTCCTATTGACGAGTATTTTTCAGCGTTAAATTACTTGACCGTTTCTTTTAAGAAATTATTGGAGCGTGAAGCACGTTTGTTGAAATCAATAAACCACAACGCAGACCTTTGGGAACAGGCAGGTGGGAAAAGACTTGACAAATTTAGTAACTTAATGCCTTTGCTACAATTAGGAGAGATATACGGGATTTATCCTTACGATTTAAAGGACAAACCATACAACGAGATACTTACTCTATTGGTGGCACACAAAGAAAAAGCAGAGATTAATTACGAATACGATAGGCTTCGTACTAAAACATAAAGTAACATGCAGGATTTTGTTAGAATATTACAGGCGTACTGTATAAATGCTGATATCGAATATCACTACGGACGCAAAGCAAATTTAAACTTATTAAAGGCGAATTTAGACAACGAAAAGATTTATTGTCTTCACGAGCCGTCGCCAAGAAAGGCTGAAATGAATAGCAACTCTACTCGGGTTGCTTCTTACGTTTATAGTGGAATGTTCTTTTTGGTAAAACAGTCTACGTTGGATATGCCTTATTTTGACGAGTTCAATAGCAACGACGCCAATTCAAAATACGTTAAGAACATAGCACCTTTGTTGGGTGCATACGAGGCTATGGCTAATAAGTTTGGGTGCAAGGGATTTGATATATTGCAATTTGACTGTATCGACGTAGTAAATGTATTGGATACCAACAAAGACGGTCTTTTGGTAACGTACTCTATTAGAGTAAGAGCGGATTATCTATTTACTTAATCATGCCTAACCAAATTTTAATAGAGGAATTTGAAGCAATTAAAACAGAAATAATTGCTTTGTACGACGCCAAAGGTATGAGGGCAAGTGGAAACTTTGCTAATTCATTACAGGTAATACCGTCGGGAGAAAACTCTGTTCGATTAATTGGAGACGCATACGCCGTACAATTAGAGCAAGGGAGAAAGGCAGGAGCGTTCCCGCCTATCAAAGCGATTGAGAAATGGATTATGGATAAAGGGATATTCGCTAACGTATTGAATGAAATCAAACTTTCGTCCCTTGCCTATTTGATTGCTCGTAAAATAGCAAAAGAGGGGTGGGGTAGACAAAACAAAGGTGGCGTCAATTTAATTAGTTCTGTAATCACAGACCAACGTATCCAACAGATAATAGACAAAGTCGGTGCGGTCGAGACAATAAAGTTTAGTAATGAATTAATCAATATGCTTCAAAGCATAGAGTAAAAATATAAGATATGGCTATAATTTTCAACCAAGAAATATCACAGAGCAAAATACTATTTGCTTACAATAATCACATAGTGCGTTTTCAATCGGATACGCCTACTCTATTGCCTATGTTTGCTGAAATAACAATAGGCACAAATACTTTAAAACTATTCCCAAACCCGTCGGGAGAGTTCTATTACAATTTTTCGGACATAGTCAAAACTATTATGAATATAGACAACTTCAAAGACGATTTGAACATGGATATTCAAAACATAGGTTTTGTCTATATATGGACTAATAAGATATATTGGAATACAATAGTGTCTTTCAAAGTTGTTTTAGAAGATTTAAGCGAAGAAACCGCTACGAGGGATTATACTTTTATATCGGGAGTACTACAATTAGAAGACTATAAAAAACGATACCCGTTGTTTTTAGACAAGAACAATACTTTAATGTTAAGCCCTTTCGTGAAAGACAATAATCAAAAAGCGTACGTTAGATATTGGGAAGGATACCCGTTTGATATTACGGTGTACAGTTCTCCGAATGCGTCAGTAATGACTTTAACCAATATGACTAACCTTTTGTTTTATCAGTTCGTTACAAGCAACGTAGTACGTTTAGCGTTTTCGGACGGTACGACTACACTTACGATAGACGATTATGTAGCAACACAGTACGGATACAACGAAATGAAAATACAGGCTGACGGTACGACGTTCTATTTTGATTTAATCAAAGAAGAAAACAACTGCGGTACTTACCTTAAATTTAGAAATAGTCTTGGCGGTTGGAATTATTGGCTATTCCCAAAAGGACACAGAAACAGAAACGCAAAGGATATTGGGGAATTAGAAAACGACTACGAAAATATTGAGGACACAGTTTCTCCGACCGTTCAAATTGGTAGACGTACTTCGGACAGCGTTACTTTAACCACAGACATACTGAATGAAAACGATATGGTTTTAATGGAAGAACTAATTGAAAGTCCAAAGATATATATGTTTACAGGGACGCCTTTTTCACAAAACGAATATAGCGATTGGATAGAGGTTTCTTTAAAAACAACAGATTTTAGAATACAAAATGCAAGAACTAATTTGAACAGATTTAACTTCCAATTTGACTTGCCGTTAAGAAACAATGTAACACTTTAAGCCATGAGTTATAAACTGTATTTGGACGGGTTAGATATGGAGATTAAAGACATTAATCGTTTGGCACAAACCAAGCAGGTTAATAACATAGTCAATCTACATACTCGTCAAACAAACGCTACCAATAATTTCGCTTTACCTAAAACGGCAGACAATATTAAGAAACTTAAAGCGTTAGGTATTATTGGGAATTTGAGTGATAAGCCGTATTCCAAAGTGAGTGCTGATTTATTGGATACCATTACAGGAGAGTGGCTAATTTACAAAGGGTGGGCTATCATAAATGAAACGAGTACCGACTTCAAAATATCTTTGTACGACGGTGTTATTGATCTATACAAAAAAATAGATAATAAGAAGCTGACGGAATTAGACCTTTCGGGATTAGACCATTTGAAAACTCTTGCAAATATAGTAGCGAGTTGGCAGAACAATTTGCCTTATATGTATATTTTAGCGGATTATAACGGGAAGCTTTATTCGGGATTAGACGTAAATGCTGATTATCAAATACCCTCTGCCCGTATGTCTTACATTTGGGATAGGTTGCACCAATACGCAGGCTTTACATATTCGGGTAGTGTATTCCAAACAGAGAAGTTTTTGAATTGGTTTATGACTTATCCTAAACCAATTACAGACGCTTCAATTCAAGTGATACCAATTACGGCACAGAGTTGTCAAATTGAATACTTTACAAATGCAAATGGAGAGACTTTTCAAAATGTTCTTTACTTACCTCAAACCATACCGCCTAACATATACGGAAACTTAAACCCACAAGGAGCGTTTCTCGTTCAAACGTCGGGAAGTTTTAGAGTTAAAATTACGGGTGTGGAAACTAACCTTGTTAATAACCAAGTATTTAACATGGTTAACTATATCGTTTATGATAGTGCTAATACAGTAATTCAACAAGGAGATATTGACGGTCAAGCAAACGAAGTTATTTTTTTAAGTTTAAACGCAGGGGAAAGATTAGTATTTTGGGATATGACCTATGGCGGACCAGGTACTTATATGGTTACAAGTCAACAGGTTTTTATTGACTATGTTGACGGATACGTTGCTAACTTTAACGAAGCATTAATTGACTTTACGGCGTCGGAATTCTATAAAGAAGTACTTAATCATTTTGCTTTAATTCCGTTTAAAGAAAAATACTCTAACCATATCGTCTATAAAAAACTGTCAGAGGTTATGCAGGAAACAGGGATATTGGATTGGAGCGATAAAAATCCTGTTAAATTGACGGAGAAATATATTGTAGGCTCTTACGGTCAAGCAAATGAATTTACATATAAGTACAACCAAGAGGGTTTTACTCACAATAACGGCGTTTTAGATATTGCAAACAAAAACCTTAAAGAGAAAAATATAGCCATAGCGTCAAGATTTTATACTCCCGATAATAAGTATTCTGCTATTGAAAACAATTCAGTACCCGTTATGCCTATTTGGGAAAAGGAATTGAAAGACGACGGGACGATAGAATACAAAGACTTATCGGGTAGATACTACACGCATAGGGCGGAGAATGTTCCATTAATCACGTTCACTTTGCGTTCGGAATTGTTAAACGTGTCTCAATTAGTTGGAGGGCCTGTACCTTTTTCTTCTTATTTTAGATTAAAATGGAGTGAAATACTATTAGACAATTACGAAGATATTAGTAAGGTATTAAACACGTCAAAAATTGTAGAGGCTAATTTGTTTTTAAGCAGTAAGGACGTTGCGGATTTTGACTTTCAAAGACTAATTTA